CTGTGACACCTGAACGAGTGCCAAGCGTGACACCCGAACGGGTGCCGCCTGTGACACCAACGGGTGCCATGGAAGAAAATCCCCCCATACCCCCCTATAAGGATAAACCAAATATGAACCAAAATGTGGGCGCAAATCGCTGGCCTAGATCGGCAACGAAAGTCGTGGTTCCCGGTGGTGTTCGGCCATGCCCAACTTCGCAACTGGTAGAGATCGGCAGCGAAAGCGAAATGGCGTGGAATGAATGGCTGGCGCATCACGGGTGGCCGATGCTTTCGGAGATCGGGCGCAAGGGCTGCATTGGCCGGGTGGTGGGCTGGGATATGCCGACGCGCTGGCCACCCTCTGAGGGCGACGAACTGGCGACGGCGACCGCTGGGCGGTTCGTCCAGTGGCTTAGAAGCAAAGCATGATGAAAATTGCAGTGCTGTTTGCGCGGGCTGATAGCGTCTACAAGACGTTTCCAGATTGCGACGTTTGGGATGCCGACCGGGATGCGAGGCTCTGGCCAGGTGGTTCGCCTCTGGTGGCGCATCCACCATGCCGCGCTTGGGGTAGGTTGCGGTCTTTTGCAAAGCCAAGGCCCGATGAAATGGATTTGGCCCGCTTTGCGGTCGCGGCAGTCAGATTGCACGGCGGCGTTTTGGAGCATCCAGAAGCCTCAACACTGTGGGGCGATCAGGGATTGCCGCTGCCCGGTGCCGCGGCTGATCAGTGGGGGGGGTGGACCTTCGCTGCGCCGCAATTCTGGTGGGGCCACAAGGCAGAGAAATCGACTTGGCTTTACATCTGCGGAATTGAAAAGCGGGCCTTGCCACCTGTGCCGTTCTGCATGGGTGAGCCGGAATATGTCGTGTCTTGGTCGCGGAAATCACGGTGCCGGCGAAAACACCTTTCGAAATCTGCGCGGGAACACACGCCGCCCAACTTCGCGCGGTGGCTGGTCGATCTGGCGGGGCGATGCCAGGTCAAAAATCAAAAATAGGAGGGGCAGAAAATGGCAAAACAAGCTTGGATTTACGGGGTGAAGGCAATCGCGGGCCATGTCGGGGTGAGCGAAAGAACCGTGGCGCGGTGGCTGGATGAGCCGGAGGATTTCAATTTCCCGGCGCTTCGGGTGGGTGGCCGATGGGCGGCGCATCCTGACCAATTGGCGCGCTGGATGGCGGGGCGCGAACTGGTTTCGGCCTAGCGTGGCAGAACTTGGCAGAAGATGGCAGAACTTGGCAGGTTTAAGGGGCTAGGCAACTTTGCCAGCGGCGGCGCAGAAAATGGACTATGAAAACGCCTCGCATCATATCCCGCCTGTTCGGCCTTGAAACCAAGGGCCTTGCCGATCCGTTCACTGACCTGCTGGCCTTTGTTGGCGTTGCGCCAACGGCAACAGGGGTGGCAATTTCGGCAGGGTCTGCGCTGCAAATCCCGGCTGTTGCGTCTGCAATCCGGGTGATTTCCGAGGCGGTGGCCTGCCTCGAAATTTCGGTGAAGGCGGTTGCATCCGATGGCACCGAAACCGATGTGGAAGACCACCCGGCCTTGGCCTTCCTGCGCGGTGACGCAAATGACTGGACCTCTGGCTATGAGTTGATCCGCGATCTTGTGATTGATGCGCTGACCGACGACCGTGGCGGGCTGGCCTATGTGAACCGTGGAAGGTCCGGGCAGGTTGCGGAAATCATTCGGTATCGGTCGGGCGTGTTCAACGTCGATGTTGATCAGAACACCGGGGAACCGTCTTACCGCATCAACACCTTGGCAATTGACCCGGCGAACGTAATCCATCTGCGCGCGCCATTTGGCCGCGCCCCGTTGAACATTGCCCGCGAAGCAATCGGTGTGGCCTATGTGCTTGAGCGCCATGCGGCGAACCTATTTGGCAAGGGTGCGCGCCCTTCTGGGGCTTTGAAGTTTCAAAAGGGCATGGGCGAAGCGGCTGTTGCGCAAGCACGGGCTGCATGGAAGGCCACCCATGAGGCGGACGGCGAGAGCGGCAAGACCGCGATCTTGTATGATGGCGCGGATTTCGTGCCATTCACGTTCACCTCGACCGACGCGCAGTTTCTTGAGAACCGCAAGTTCCAGATCCTCGAAATTGCCCGCACATTCCGGGTGCCGCCGTCGATGCTGTTTGACCTCGACCGGGCAACATGGGGCAACACCGAACAGCTTGGCAAAGAGTTTCTAACCTATTGCTTGGAGCCATGGCTGCGCGCGCTGGAAGGGGCCTTGCGGCGCGCGTTCTTTCCCGAAGCCGACCGGGGCCGCTTTGCGATCCGCTTTGACCGTGACGACCTGACCCGCGCCGATCTGGCAACGCGGGCCACCACGATCAACAGCTTGATTGCGACCAAGGTTATCAACCCGAACGAGGGCCGCGAATGGATCGGCCTTTCGCCCCGTGCTGGCGGCGACGTTTACGAAAACCCGAACATCACAACCACAACCCCGGCGCAGCCTTCGCCGGATCAGGGGGCAGGCAATGCAGCTTAATGACATTTTAGCCGGGGTCGAAGATCAGGAGCGGGGCCGCTGGTTTCCGCTGCTGCACCCGGTAACGGGCGAGGCAACGGCGGTGGCCTTGCTGGTGGCTGGGCCGGATAGCCGGGTGCAGGCTAACGCCATGGTCGCAATGACCGATGAACTTGCGGAAATGGCCGACCTTGAGGGCCGCGTGTCTGGCAAGGATCGGGCCGAGGTTCACCGCCGTTTTCTGGCGCGCTGTGTGCTGGATTGGAAGGCCACCGAAGCCGGGGAGCCTATCCCGTTCAAGTTTGACCGCATGATGAGGTTGCTTGGCGTGGCGTGGGTCAAGGCACAGGCCGATGCCTTCGCGGGCAATCGGGCGGTGTATTACTTCCCGGAGGTCAAGGCCGATGCAGCGGCTTGAACTGAAAGCAAGCTTTGCTGTCGATGAGGCTGGCACCGTCACGGGTTTGGCGTCTGTGTTCGGCACCCCTGACCTGCGCGGGGATATTCTTCAAAAGGGCGCGTTTGCTGGCGCAGCTGCGCCGCTTCCGATGCTGGCAAGCCATGATCAGGCTGACGTGGTGGGGGTTTGGGATGCGCTGCAAGAAACCGCACAAGGGCTTGAGGTTAAGGGCCGTCTGCTGGTGGCGGACGTGGCGCGGGCGGCAGAGGTCCGCGCGCTGATCCAAGCCGGGGCCATGTCTGGCCTTTCGATTGGTTACGTCACTACCAATGCAGCGCCCCGGCAAGGTGGTGGGCGCTACCTCTACAAAGTCGATCTTAAAGAGATTTCCGTGGTTGCGGTGCCGATGCACCCCGGCGCGCGGATCACGCAAATCAAAGGCTTAGATGCCGGAAAGGGTAACGAAATGACGCTTGAGGAAATGCAGGCAGAACTTGCCAAGCTTGAGGCAAAACACGCTGGGCTTGAGGAAAAACACGCGGGCGCTCTGGATGCGGCAGTAGCTGCGGCTGTCGCGCCTTACGTCCAGCGCCTCGACAAGCTGGAAGCCAAAGGCAATCGCCCTGGTGGTGGTGATCAGACCAAAGAGCCGACCTTGGAAAAGAAGGCATTTGACGCCTACCTGACGCGCGCCAATCTGGCGGGTGAGATTGAACTCAAGGCGCTGTCGATTTCCAGCGACCCGAACGGCGGCTATCTGGCACCGCCTGAATTTTCGTCCGAAGTGATCAAGGATATTGTCGAAATTTCCCCGATCCGTTCCTTGGCGTTGGTGCGCGGGATCAACGGGCCGTCTGTGATCTATCCGACCCGCAAGCCGATGGGCAACGCAACGTGGGATGATGAAACCACGGCAGAGCCGGAAACCGCGACGACCAATATCTTCGGGCAGTTGGAAATCGTCCCCAAAGCCATGTCTACCTTTGTCGATATTCCGAACGTCATGCTGCAAGACGCGGCAGCGGTTGAGGCGGAAATTCGCACGGCGCTGATCGAAGATTTCAGCAAGAAAGAAACCTTGGCGTTCTGCAACGGTTCGGGCGTCTATGACCCCGAAGGCTTTATGACCAATACCGACGTGCCGCAAATGCTGGCGGGCGGTGCTGCGATTACCTCTGCTGACCCGTTGATTGCGCTGCTGTATTCCATCGCGCCAAGCTACCGCAACAAGGGCGTGTGGGCGATGAACGGCACCACGCTTGGCAAGCTGCGCACCCTTAAGGACACGACCGGGCAATACATCTGGCAACCGTCTATCCAAGCGGGCCAGCCGGAAACCATCCTTGGCCGCCCGGTGGTTGAGATTGTCGATATGCCTGACGTTGCGGCCAACGCCTTCCCGATCATCTACGGCGATTTCTCTGGCTATCGCATCGTTGACCGCCTGTCGCTGTCGGTGCTGGTCGACCCCTATAGCCAAGCGACCTTGAAGCGCACCCGCTACCATTGGGGGCGGCGCGTTGGCGGCAAGGTGCTGCAAGCGATCAAGTTCAAGAAACTCAAGATGGCGTGATGCCTTCGGGCGGGGCGGTGCGCGCCCTGCCTGTTCCTGTCGGTCTTTAACGGGGGTTCCCTATGACAATGCGCGATCTTTATTCCAACGTGGCGGTGCGCACCGCCCTTATTGCTGCATCTATCGCGGCAACCACCAACGGCGTTGCGGTTGACCTGTTCGGCGTTCGGTCGGCGGCTGTCGTGGTTTCCATGGGTGCAATCACGGGCGCGGCGGCGTTCAGCGTCAAGCTGCAAGATAGCGCGGACGGCGTGACGTGGGCCGATGTGGTGGCCGCGCAAGTGCAATCCGACGCCCCTGCGGTGCTGGCGGCAAACTACGCCTATCGCTTGGGCTATCTGGGCGGCAAGCGGTATATCCGCCCGGTGTTCACGCTGGCTTCTGGCACCTCTGCAATCATCGGCGCTGTCGCTGTGATTGAGCCGCTGCAACGGCCTGTTGCCTAATGGCGACCCGCGCGCCCCGGCTTTGTGATTGCGGCAAGGTGGTAGCTGCTGGCACCCGCTGCGCTTGCAAGGCCGGGGCGGATCGGGACCGCAAGGCGCGCTTTGACGCCAAGCGCCCAACGTCCAGCCAACGCGGATACACGGGCGCTTGGGATCGGGCGCGGGCCGACTACCTGCGGGCGCATCCCTACTGTGTGCGCTGCGGCGAGAGGGCCGAACACCTCGACCATATCGTGCCGCACAAGGGCGATAAGGCAATCTTTTGGGACAAGAGCAACTGGCAGGGGCTTTGCCAGTATCATCACAACAGCGCCAAGCAACGCGAAGAGCGCAACATAAAGAGGTAACGCAATGTCGGTTTATTCGATCATTGGCAGCAAGGTGGAGATCGGGGCGGCGGTAGCTATGAAGTCTGCGGACTTCTTGGCTGCTGACTTCACCACGCCTTTGACTGCGGCGGCTGAGGTCAAGGAGCCGAAGACCTTGGGCAGCGTCATGGATGAGTGGGGAACTACTGAGTTCTCGAACGTCACCGATGGCCGCACCCGCACCCTCAAGCTGTTCAAGAAGGGCAAGGCTGTGGAACTGACGTTCGGCAACGACCCGACCGACGCGGGGCAGCTGGCCGTCCGGGCTGCGGCCTTGGTCGATGCCAACTACGCCTTCCGCGTGTCCTTTGGTGACAAGCCGACAAGCGGGGCCAGCCCGAAGCCGTCAACGCGGCTGTTCATCGGCACCATCCTTTCGGTCGAAGACGATCCGAGCGGCGAACATCACGTTCTCAAGGTGACGATCCAGCCCAACAGCAACATTGTCGCGACCCAAGCCAGCCCGACCTAACCGGGCCGGGGGGTGGTCTTCAACTTTGACCCCATGGCGGGGACCGGCGCGGGGTGACTTGCGCGAGATTTGCGGGAATTGGAGTTTTTCGGGCAATGGCTATCTGCACAATCGACGATCTGAAGGCGCAGTTGGCCTTTACCGATGATCTAGGGGCAACCGACGACGCCCTGCTTTCCCGCGTTCTCGCTGCGGCGCAAGCCTTTGTTGAGCGCCGCTTGGGGTTCAAGATCGAAGAAGAGTTCGGATCGGTCGGGCAAGACATTCTGCCCGAAGCCTTGGTGCAAGCCGTCCTGATGCTGGCTGCGCATTGGTATGAGAACCGCGAGGCGACGACCGAAGCCGCCCGCGAACCGCCGTTCGGCGTCACTGACATCATTGCGGAATATCGGGAATGGACATTCTAAAATGGGCGTAGGTATCGCGTCTTTCCAAAAGCGTATGCAGGCAATCCCGAAGGCCGTTCGGGAAGGCGTTCGCCTGCCTTTGCTTGAGGCTGCGGACTTGGTGGCAGATGAGATGCGCGCCCTTGTGCCAGTGCAAGAGGGCGATCTGCGCGCAAGCATTGCCGTGACCGGGCCGGGGGAAAGCACCCCGCCTTATAGCCAACCGGGCGGCGCAAGCTTTGTGGCCGAAAACACTGCGGCAATTACGGCGGGCAATTCAAAGGTTCGCTATGCGCATCTGGTGGAATACGGCACCACCCGCACCCGCGCGCAACCGTTCTTCTGGCCGGGTCTGCGCATGACCAAAGCCAAGGCGGCGGCAATCATCAAGCGGGGGATCGTCAAGGCGATCAGGGAGGCGAAATGAGCGCCGATCTTGCCTTGCAGCGGGCTATCCGTGACGTGCTGATTGCGCGGCCTGCGCTGGTGGCGCTGGTGCCAGCGGCGGCAATCCTTGACCGGAACGCGCAGCCCAACCCTTCGCCGTCAATCATCTTAGGCGAGACGCAAGAGGTTGACGCCGGGTTTGCGACGGGGGGCGTCGTCACGATCTATCATACGCTGCACGTCTGGAAGGTGGAGCAATCCTTGGCCGGGGTGCGGGCGATCTGTTGGCAAATCCGGCAGGCGTTGCGGGCTGGCCGGGTGGCGCTTGAAGGCGGCTTTGTGCTGGGCGGCTGGACCTCGACCGTCCGTTACTTGCGCGACCCTGACGGCATTACATCGCACGGCGTTGTCACGGTTGCGGCCACGATCAGCGGGGGCGGGCTATGAAGGCGGGAAAGCTGCGGCATGTGATCCGGCTTGAGCGGGCAACCTTCGCGCCCGACGCCTACGGAACACCCGTTGAAACGTGGTCAACGCTGGCAATCTTGCGGGCGCAAAAACTGAGCGAAGCCAAGGCCGAGCGGATCGAAGGTGCAGCTGGTGCCGTTGATACTGTGCGGATTGAGTTCAGGACGCGGGCCTTTGCTGGCGTGAACCTTGCCGATCGGCTGGTTTATCTGGGCAAGGCTTACGACCTGATCGAAATCAGCGAGGGCGATTTCACCGAAGGGCGCGGCCTGCACCTGACCTGTGGGGCGGCGCTATGAGAGGCACCAAGCCCCACCTGAAGCTTGAGCGCGATGTTCTGCCGAATATGCCCGCGCCTGCCTTCATGGGGCAGGACGCCAAGGACGAATGGAACCGGGTGTTTCCGATCTTGGTTGAGCGAAAAATTCTGACCATGGCCGATCTTGGTATCTTGGAAAACTATTGTGAGGCCATTGGCCTTGCACGGGAAATGGGCCGGGAAATCAAGAAGCTGGGCGCGGTGCAGCTGATTTATCAGGTGGATAAAGAAGGCAACAGCCGCGTGATTTCCAGCCGCAAAAACCCGGCTGTGTCAGTGCAGGCCGACGCCTCGAACCGCGCGCGGTTGATGGCGTCCGAATTGGGCCTGACCCCGGTGAGCCGTTCGCGCCCGACCGTTTCCAACGAAGACGACGAAGACGACCTTTTCAATTTCTGAGGCTGACCGATGCTTTGCCCTGAGTGGATCAAATACCCTGAGACTATCCCCGACCCTATGGGCCATGGGGAGCGGGCCGTTCGGTTTCTGCGGATGCTCAAGCACCCGAAAAACCCGGCACCGGGCCACCCTTTCCAGCTTGACCCATGGCAAGAGGCTGTCATTCGGGCAATCTATGGGCCGCGCGATGCAGACGGGCGGCGGATCGTGCGGCGCGTGGTGCTGCTGTTGCCGCGTGGCAACCGCAAGACAAGCCTAGCGGCGGCAATCAATATCTTGCACCTGATCGGGCCGGAGCGGATGCCGGGGCAGTTGGTTATTTCTGCGGCGTCGGCGCATGAGCAAGCCTTGGAACTTTACGGCGAAACCGCGCTGATTGTGCAGCACGACCAACGCTTGCGAAAGCGGCTTGAGGTTCGACAATACAAATCGCTGATTGCGCACAAAGAAAGCGGGTCGCGTTATGTGGCCGTGGCGGCAGACGGTGACGCGCTGCACGGCAAAACCCCGAATGTCGTGATCATGGACGAATTACACGCATGGTCGGGCCGCGCGGGGCAGTTGCAATACGACGCCTTGGATAGCGCGCTGGTGAAAGTGCCGGGGACGCTTTCGCTGATTGCCAGCACGTCCGGGCGCGGCCAAGAAAACCTTGCATGGCGGGCCGTGGAATATGCGATCCGGGTGCAAAAGGGCCAGATCGAAGACCCGGCAACCCTGCCTGTGATCTTCATGGCAGAGCCGGAAGACGATTGGCAGGATGAAGAATTGTGGCGGTCGGTCAATCCGGGGATGCAATACGGCTACCCCGATCTGCAAGCCTTCCGCGACAAGGCCAAGAAGGCGGAACACTCGCCTTTCGAGCGGGATAGCTTCCTGCAATACAACCTGAACCGCTGGCTTGATAACTCGACCTCGCCCTTTGTTGAGATGCACATCTATGACCGGGGCCGCTTTGATATTGACCTTGAAGATTTGGAGATGGAGCAAGCGCCCTGCTGGCTTGGCGTTGACCTATCGAAGAATGAAGACTTAACCGTCGTCGTCGCGGCGTGGCGGGATGATGCGGTTGGCTACAAGGTTCACGCGTGGTTTTTCTGCCCGGAAGACAACTTGCGCGAACGTGGCGACCGTCACGGCGTCGATTATGTGAGTTGGGCCGAAGATGGATACATCATCCCGACACCCGGCAACACGGTCGATCTAAAGGCCGTTGAACGGAAAATCCGCGACATCTGCGGGCAATACAACGTCCAAGAAATCGCCTTTGACCCGACCTTTGGCAGAACCATGATGGCCGATCTTGTGGCCGATGGCCTGCCCGCTGTGGAGTTCCGGCAGGGGTGGGTTTCGATGGGGCCAGCGGTCAAGGAATTGGAGCGGGTTATCCTGTCGGGTCAATTCCAGCACGGCGGCAATCCGGTGCTGCGCTGGAACTTTGAGAACGTCCAAGTTGAAACCGATAAAGCGGGGGTGCGCATGTTCCATAAGGGCAAGAGCGGCAACAAAATCGACGGCGCGGTTGCAACGGCCATGGCGGTTGCGCGCGCAGCTGCGGGCGGTGATCGGTTCACTACGGGCGCTTCGTGGTTCACCGACGACATGTTTATGGCCTGACCCATGGCAACCGAAACCGAACAGCTATTCATTGCCCTGCGCGCCGAGATTTCCGGCTTTGAAAAGGCGATGAACCGCGCCGAAAGCAAGGGCGTTGCGACTTATCAAAAGCTGCAAGACGGGTCTTTCAAGGCGACAACCGCGATGGAAAAGCGGATGCAATCGACCGCCGAAGCCATGGGCCGGAGCCTTGAAAGCATTTTTGGGGCCAATAAGGAATGGGCCAGCCGGGGCGCGATGAACGCCGATTTCAAAGCGTTCGTGCAATCCAAGGCGGCAGTTGACGCCCTGCGCGCGTCAATCGACCCGCTGTTTGCCGCGTCCAAGCGATACGAGGCGGCAGTAGTCGAACTTGATCAGGCGCTTGCCCGTGGGGTTCTGACTGAACAGCAACACGCGGCAGAGTTGCAGCGCGTCGGCGCGGCCATGCTTTCGACCGGGGAAAAGGTCGGCACCCATACCGGGATGCTTGGGGCTTTGGGCAACATGTCCAACGCCACGCGCGCGAAAATCCAAGGCGTCGGGTTTCAGGTGCAAGATTTCGCGGTGCAAGTGGCGGGCGGAACCTCTGCGACAACGGCCATGTCACAACAGTTGCCGCAACTGTTGGGCAACTTCGGGCTGGTCGGCATTGCCGTTGGCACCTTGGCGTCAATCGGTTTGCCGCTGTTGGGGGCTGCTTTCGGATCGACCGGGGATAGCGCCAAGAGCCTAGACACGGCCATGTCAGACCTGCGCAATTCTGTGCAGGCGATCAACGACACGGCGGCGAACTATACGGTTCAAGGCTTGCAGGCGTTGAAAGACAAATACGGCGAAATTGATCAGTCAGTTTTGACCCTGATCGAACACCAACGCCAATATGCCAGCGACAAAGCCGAGGCGACGGCGGTTGCATCGGTGCAGGCTCTGGCGGCGCAATATGGCGCGTTGAATATCAACCTAGATGCCGTGGGGCGCGCGGCGCAGTCTTCGCAACTGGCCGTAATGAACATGGGCAAGGAGTTGGGGCTGACCTCTGATCAGGCGCGGGCGCTTGTTGCAGCAATGCAGGATGCGGCGAACGCAACTACGTTTGAAGCCCGTTCGGCGGCTTTGGGTCGGGTGGCCGATCTGTTGCAGCAAAGCACGGCAAAGGCGAACGATCTAACCGGGGCTGTGATAGAAAGCGAAGCGGCTCTGCGCGAACTTGCAAGCGCGGTTCCGGCGGCAAACTGGCTTTCGGCGGCGCTGACGGGTGCCGAAGACTTGGTGAATAAGCTTTGGGAGGGTGTGCGGGCCAAGGCGGCGCTGGCCGATACCGGGCCGGGGATGGATCAGGGAACGCCACTGTTTGAGCAAGGTTATAACGGGATCGGCTTATCTGGTGATGCGCTGTTGCCGGGTGCGGTGAAGCCAAAAGGCCGGAGCGGATCGGCGGGCGGCAAGGGCGGCACCTCAAGCAAGATTGACGCCCTGTTGCAGGATTTGCAGAGCCAGCGTGAAATCACCGAGGCGTGGTATGCGGAAAGCCTGACCACGCTTAACAGCGCGACCGAGGCGCAACTGTCGGCAATCGGCGGCAGACATGCAGCGATAGAGCGGCTTGAGGCGGAACACCAAGCCCGTCTGAGCGGTATCCGCGATGGAAGCGACACCGGGGCGCTTGCGAACGCGGAAACCTTCTTTGGCGCGATGGCGACCCTTACGGCGGCGGGCGGGTCTAAACTTGTCAAGATACAGCGCGCAACCGCTGCGGCAGAGGCCTTGATCAACACACTTCGGGCGCAGGCGGCTGTTTTGGCTACGCCGGGGCTAACGGTGTGGGGCCGCTTTGCGGCTTACGCAGCAATCGGTGCGGCAGGCATGGGGCTTGTTTCTGCCTTGGGCGGCGGCGGCAAGGCTGGCGGTTCCACTGGCGGATCTGCAAAGGCGTCCAGCGCCGCGACATCGAGCGCCCCAGCCCAGCAAGCCGCCGATCCGCTGCTGATTACGATGAAAGGCGTAGACCCAAAGCAAAGCTATTCCGGGCAGGCGATCATCGACTTGGCAACGGCGTTGCAAAAAGAGTTTGGCAAGCGCGGCCTGCAATTGGGGTTTGTGCAATGATCTATCTAGGCAGCGGTGCCCTTGATACCGAAAAGCCCTTTGCGTTGACCGACAACGCGTTTGCGCGGGCGAACTTGGCCGGATCATCACCAACGGCGGCAGGGTGCGAGGTTTCGAACATCATAGGGCCGCAAACCTTTGATTACTGGCAACCCGCATCGCCTGCTTACAATATCTTCGGGGTTCTGCCCGCACCTGAGACTTTCGACACAATTTGCGTGGCGGCGCACAACCTTAGCACCCACGGCGGCGACCTGTATTTTACCACGTCACCCGATTTAGCGTCGGCTTACACGTCGGTTTTTACACTGAGCGCGGCCACGCTGGCGGCAAACGGGCCGGATGCAATCGCCTATCTATTCGCGCCCCGGACTGTGCAGCGGTTCTATTTCTATTCGCCGGGGGCGGTTGCGATTGCGCCGCAAATCGGGGTGGCAATGCTGGGCCTGCGCACGGTGTTCCCCGGCTGGGTGCAGCCGCCTTATGTGCAAGCACCCGATGCCGAAACCCTCGACCTCAAGACCGCCTCGACCTTGGGCGGGCATTACATTGACGGATCGGTGCGGCGCAAAGCCTTGGCGCAGGACGTGCAATTTTCGCCGCTTGCCCGATCCTTTGTTGACGGCGACCTGCGCGCCTTTGGCAAGCATTACAACAGC